CCCTTCGTAAGGCCGGCGCGAGCAGCAGCTACGTTATCGACCGCATTCGGATAAGGTCGGCCCGCAGCACGAGCCTTGGCTTTCGCCATTCTAACACCTTTCTCGCTCAAAGCCTTCTTTTTTGCACCCTTTGGCGCTGGCTTTTCCCAGAAAGGCTTTGTCATCAGCAATCCCATTTTCGAAGAGATTTATTGATGCGACTATTTGGATCAGCAGCAGCCGCAGCGCCGGTCAGTTTTTTCTTCATGCCGGTCATGCGGGCACAAAAAGAAGAGCGGCGAGACGCCGCTTTGTCGCTTTTGGCGGCCTGCTCTTTTGATACTGGCGGCTTGAGATTGTGCCCCTCGGCCTTGGCCGACGCGCGGCCCTTGGCGTTTAAGCCGCCGGATTTTGATTGTCCCGCCTTGCGGGTCCAAGCAGGTGACTTCGCCATGACCATTTCCTGGTGTCAGGGAAAGGCTGAGGGGGGCAACCCTCCGGGATTTCCGGTAAGTTGCCCCAATCACATTAATAATGCGAGGCCTTGCCACGCGGCGTGCCGCCCTTTGCAGACGAGAAGACGCCGCCGCCAGAGGCGCGAGTAGGCTTTTCGCCCTTCGCAGCAGACGACATAACAGCCTTGCCGCCCTTCTTCATGCAGCCGCCCTTGGCCTTCTCGGCCTTGCCGCCCTTTTTGAAGCCATCAGTCTTGGAGCGCGCGCTGCTGACCACTGAGTCAGCATCAAATCCGCCCGGAGCGCCGCTTGGAACAACCTTACCCATGAGAACCTCCTATTAGGCCAGATTAAGGGCCTGAGCATAACGAACGGTGATAATGCCGACGCCAGCGCCAGTGTTCGTTGATTTGGTGTAAATCTGAACATCTGCCGCGCCAACATCAATCCAGTTGCCCGTGCGCGTCGCATCGTCGCCGGGAACAATGGATGTCAGGCCAAGTGTCGTGCTGAGATTGTTATCACCAGCAACCGCAAGCTCAGTAGCCGTAGCACTGGTTCCGACATTGATTGTCTGAGCCACGCCATCCCATGCAGTCGTCTTAAAAACGAGAATGCTCAGAATTTGACTGCCAGCCGGAACGACGATGTTTGTCTTGTAGACGCCAGCAGAGCCGACATTCGTCGCCTGATTTACGGCTGCAGACTGGGTCATCTCGACATAGCCAACATTTGCCAGCGTGCCGACAGTCGTGCCCGTGGTGTTTAGAACATCGCCGGCTCTGATCGGGCCGGTGAAGGTTGTTGTGCCCATTATATCCTCCTGCACAAGGGTTGATTACGTCGTCTGTGCAGCGTCCGCTTGGCCGGTCGACGTAATTTATGCGCCAAGACAAACGGCGAGACCGTTATTGATCTCGCCATTCCTTTTGTCTTACGCCGGGAACGATCCGTAGATCGAACGCCAGTTGTAATACGAGAACGAGTAGCGCTCGTAAGCCTTGACCAGAAGGTTATCCGTGACGAAGTCGATCTGCATATCCGTCTCGAAGGCAATGCGCTCCATGTAGGAGAGGCCGTCGATGTTGGTCAGCAGGAACCACGCCGAGGTAGAGGTCAAGAAGTCGTTGGTCATGTAACCCTCAGGCAGGCCGCCTGCGGTCATCATGATCGCATTCACGTCGTTGTCCGCTGTTCCCGGGCGAAGTTCGGTCTTCGTCAGGCGGATCGCTGTCGGCTCAAGAGCCGGCGGAACAACCAGACGGCGGCCACGGGCGAAGATCTTCAGGCCAGCCTGATCCTTGAAGTTCGTCCTGATCGCGACCATCGCGTTCAGAAGCGTCGACTCGTTCAGATCAACCGTCGCGGAGTTGGAGACCGTGCCGCCATCAATCGGATGGTCAGTCGCGCAAAGCGACTTGCCGTCGCCGCCGACAGCCGCATTGTAGGTCGTCGCCGTGTTCAGGACGTTCGCGCCATAGATTTCCTTCGTCTGATGGAAGCTCTCAATCAGACCAAGGTTCGACGGCATGAACTGTGACTTATACAGATTGTCGTCGATGGCCTTGCGGGTGATGGCGTAACCAAGACCGATTTCAACGTGTTCCTGGTTATATACATAGCGCTCGCCAGCGTTGTTATCGAACGCCGTCTGGCCACCTTCCGTTTTTAGCTGCGCAAGACCCAGGAAGCGCATCTCGGCAGTGCGCTCAAGCGCCATTTTCGAGTTATGCTTCGTGAAGATCTTGTCATACTGCGACGGGATCTGCTCGTATTTGCCTTCAATTCCCCGGAGACCAGGAAGGAGAAGGTCTTTGATGGCACTAAGATTAACAGCCATTGTCCCTTACTCCTTTAGATCGTCACCAGCGTCTTCGTAGAGACGTTGAGGAAGGACACGATGATGTAGTTGGCGTTCGCCGAGGTGTCGGTGCCATTGGCGCCCGGGGGAGCCGTGACAAGGCCAACTACGCGGAAGGGATCGGTCGGAGCCGAGGGGGCGCTGACAGAAGCCGCATACATGCCGGAGATGCCGTTCGCGGTGTTGCCACCCGAGCCGCCCGCCGTCAGGATCGAGGCGCCAACCGCCGCCTGCGTCACGTTCAAGCCGCTCGCAGCCTGAATGACGAACTTGGCGTTGGGGTCGTTAACAACGTAGGCGATGACGTCGCCGTTGTTGTCGCTTCCCGGCCAATAGTTCGACCAGACGGTGCGCTTCTGCGCAACCGAAAGATACTGGCAGCCATAGAAGACGCCAGCAAGCTGGGTCGTCGGGCTGTCGCCAGCGCGGGTGATGTAGCCGTTGGCGTCCTGAAGGACGGCGTCGCCGTAGAAAACCGGGGTCGTGTAGTCCGATTTGATCGCCATTGCGACCTGTTCATAGGTCGGGGCGGAGCCCGTTCCCGAATACTGACGGAGACCAAAAGGCGCGTATGTATTCGCCATGACGGTCCTCTCCTTTGTGAGGAGGCTCATCATCGCGCACCGGGGCGATTTTAGAACCGAAAAAGTTAACGCCTCACGCCGGGGAGGCTCGGGCTGACTATGCAGCTTGAACGCATTATCTATAAACAGCGATGAAAAGTAAAGAGGCGGCCCGGAAGCCGCCTCTTTAAGAAGCTTATTCCCTCGGTGTGCCGTCCGCGTAGCGAGTGATGCCGACGTTAGCCCACATGGCGGAATTGCGGATCAGGCGGATGACATGCTCCTTGTCGTCGCCCGGCGGCACAAGATCCATGATCTTCTCAAGATACACTTGCGCCGCGTCCCGTATTTCCTGCATTCGCGCCCTCTGCCGCTCTGACGGCTCAAGATACTGAAGCGTCGTGTGATGCATGGGATTACTCCGGGATTGGCATCGGTTCGTAGGACTTTTTGATCTTCGGGCGCGTCTCCCGGTGATCGCGCGTGAGCGTCCCATCCGGCGTGCCGGCCAGCTGCTCCTCTTTTGCGCGCACCTGATCCCGAGCCTTCTTGCGCTCAAACGCGCGGCGCTCCTCAACGATCTCCGTGGGACACTCCATCAGGATCATGCCCTTGCGCATGATGTAGGTTTCTGTGGTGCTGTGGGGCATCATCTGGGGATGGCGAGACGTTTGGACGGGCGTCCACCCCATGCGGGCAAGATGCACCTGATAGGACGGGTCCTCCGCACCAAACACCGTGTGACGCTTCCACTCATACGTCCACCCATCCGGGACCATGTCCTGGTCGATGTAAAACTCATCAAGCGATCCGGCCAGATCGTCTTCGAGGTGGTTGCGCAATTCTGCCGCGCGCTTGGCGGCTCGGGCTCTGGGGTCGTCATCTCTCATCTGCGGCCTCATTGGCGGCGCCTCATCAATTGATGCAGCGGCTTTGGCGAACATTCCCTTTTTCGTTACTGCAGGCGTATTCATATTATTCCCCATCAATGAGCGATTTTGCCTTCTTCACGCAAGCGCGTAAGCTCCAGCGCGTATTCCTTCTCTGACATGCCAAACATTTTGGCGTGTTCAGCCTGATCGCGCGTGAGCCTGATCACATTGGGTCTTGGCGTTCCACGAGACACTGGAGCCGGCGGCGGCTGCGGAGCGCGTCTCGGGGCGGCGGGGGCGGCGGCTTCAGACATTGCGTTGTCTTCAGCGGCTTGCTTTCTGATGCCAAGGCGGTTCTCGATGTAGGCAAAATATTCGTCGCTGTCCGCCGTGATGCCGTCTTCGACCGCATCCTGATGCGCGCGAAACATTCGCCCGATCTTCTGCTGATCCTGCAGGTTGGCCCGGTTGGCGCGCAGCCACGAGGCCGACTTTTCGGATACGCGGGACGCCATTTCTTCAATGGGGTCCGCATTTCTCGGCATTGGCTCAACAGGCTGCCTCTGAGCGCGCTCCTCGGCCTCCTTCATTGCGTCCTTCATCGCCTTCTCCCCGCGCTTTAGCTCGGAAAGCTGCGAGGCGTTGACGGAAATTGCCTCCTGAATGTCCGCCAGCTTGTCGTAATCCCCAACGCTCATCGCCTCCTTGTAGGCGCTCTTAAGCGTGTCGGATCTTTCTTTCAAAGTTTCGATTGCGTTGACGACAAGTTGATAGTTCGCGTCTTCAACATGCCCCCGAGCGGCTTCTGCATGCTGCGCGGCAATTTGCGCGCGGCGCTCAGCCTCATGACGCGCGTATTGCTCAGCCTCAAGCCGTCTCTTGAGCTCTTGGATGCCTTCCTGGGGCTCAATTACCGGTGGTTTTTCTGTATTTTCGGCTTTTGCCGGCTTTTCGTC